ACACTTAAAGTAGGTGATTGGTTTATGCATAACAAGAAATGGTTTCGTATCGAATATATCGGAACCAAGAATGTCAAGGTAGGACAGGTTACCTCATCCAAGAAATATACACTACAAAATGATATAATTGTAGAGATATAATCTTGGGCATTGTTAGTTAACTAGTTATATCAGAACCACATATCTTTAGACGGGTTTTCATCCCATACCTTGGATATGTGAAAGTACGGTTCAAAGCTAACTAACATTTAAGTCCCACACTCTTGTTTATCCTTTCATAAATATTTCATATATTTCTGGAGTCATAACTATTGGTGGTTATGGCTCTGGAAAGCTATGAATAAAGACCATCCCCTATTTAAAAAAAAAGGTAAGTGAGTAGGTTGAAGTGGGGTAAGTTAGTAGGTTAAGGTAAGTAGAAGTCGAGGTCGAGTCGAAGTCGAGTCAAGGTCGAGTCGAGTAAGTAGGTATGTCAAAGAACCAAATACAAGGCACCTATAATATTTAAAACAGTACAATTTCAACATAACTTTAATGGAGTGTCCAACTCTTAGTTCAGCCTCTTGGCTGGACGTTCCATTAAGGTTATCCACACGGTGAAGAATTGGACACTCCTCCCGATATCTTAAATAACAATGTTCCGAAAGAAAATCATGACAGATGAAGAACTGTTGGAGTTTTTGAAATTAACACTTTATACAAGTGCTGTTCCAAAGACAGGACCCAACGTAGGGAAAACACCCTCTAGTTTGACTGAGGTTAAGCCAGAAGACCTTAATGAGATAGACTTAGTACATGAGTCAAGACTCAGAGTTAAATGCTTCTATACCTCTGCACAAAAAAGCAACAATCAAACTGCATTCTATATAGAAATATCAGAATTGGAATACCCAATGTGGTCACAAGCATCACTGCTATTTTATAAGAGCAAACAGACAGGTTTTGGTTCTGTAAGTTTAGAAGCATTAAGAGCCAAGATTGGTTCCAAATCCCCAAAAGAAAAAACAATACCAAAGATAAAGAAAAAAGCATCATGGTAATAGTGATATAACAACCAAAATAAAGGAAGTAAAATGGTAGCAAAAAATTTAGACCAATGGTATACAAAAGAAGAAGTATCAGATATTTGTATATCTGCTATGAATGAATTTGGACTTATAGGAGATAACTATAAATATATAGAGCCATCCTGTGGAACAGGGTCATTTGCGAAGGCAATAAGAAAAGCAGGAATAATTGATATAGAGATGTATGATTTAGAGCCAAAGACAGAAGGATGTATTGAAGCTAATTGGCTGAATACAAACATAGAAACAAACGCAAACAAAACAATAATTTTTGGAAACCCACCATATGGAAAAAAAGCAAAATTAGCAGTAGAATTTATAAATCATAGTTTAGATATGGCGAACAACGTTTGCTTTATTGTGCCTATAACTTTATCGAAATCCTGGACAGCACAAAAGAATATAAGAGTAGATGCGGAATTAATCTTTGAAGAAGAACTTCCAAAAAATAGCTTTATATTTGAAGGCAAAGAAGTGAATGTCCCAAGTTTATTTCAAATATGGAGAAAGAAGAATATAGATTTAAGATTGGATAAGCCAATAGTAGAGCACGATGATTTAGAAATTAGAATATACAACAAAATGCCAACAGCAGAAAAATGGTTAAATTGGGATTGGGACATAGCAGTTAGAAGAAATAGTAATAAGGGAGAATTTATTACAAGGGGAGAAATTGCATCACCAGACACGCATTGGATATTGGTAAAAGGTCCAATAGAGAAACTTAAAAAAATAGATTGGTCAAGATTAAACGAAAACAAAATGACTGCAGGAATGGGAAAAGCAGACGTAGTAAAAGCATATATGGAGATAAACAATGACAATTAGACAAGCATTGGGACAAATAGCAACATTAGATAGCACAGGAAATAGACCGGGTTCAGATAGACAAGCTACATCATTTACGAATGAGGTAGCAAGCATATTAAGAAGTGTTGGAGAGGTTGAAGAGAGACCGAACGGAGCAAATGGATATCCAACATTTAGCCTAAACGGAATTGATTATCAAGTTAAAACCGCAAAGGGAAATCGACCTATGTGGAATGAGGTGTATGTTAGAACAAACAGTGTATTAATATTGAACCTACAATTTGGAACAGTTGTGGTTCACGGTAGCCTAATCACAAATAGAAGAACAGAAGAAATGTTAATTGAAGCAAAAGACTATGTAGCTAATCATTTGAGAGAAAGGTTTCCTCATAGAGATGAGAATTTCTACGTATCAGGTGGTCGCGTACAGTTTGGGGACAATATTGATTGGAAAGAATTGAGACTTGATTTTTTATCGAGAACCATAGATATCATAGAATAAAGGAGAACCAACAATGGCTCAAAGAATTGAAGATGAGATATTCGAGTATGTAAATGCTCGTTCAGATAGAACACTGGACCCACACATGGTGATGACTATGGTGTATTGGATGCTGTCTGTAGTTACAAACAAGAAGAAGAGGCATGTGGTTCTAGGACATAATAGAATGCTGATGAACTATTATGGATTAGTATTCGCAAGATCAAACTCAGGAAAGTCATACATACTTGGATTACTACTAGATATGTTTAACGACAAAGAATATGAAGCGATGCTAATGACTTTGTTTGAAGAAAGAACAGCAATCATACCAAATGGAGATGTAAATGACACAGCACTACAACGTAAATTTATTAAGGCGTTTCCTCCTATTAAGAAGGATTCTACGACTCAAGCAATACATAAAGCGGCGGAAGCAATTGGAACTGCAGCCCATACAAATGGAAGCTTTAATATTTACTCAGACGAATTCTTTGCCAATGCTTCAGAACCAATACTCGATATGCTTGTTGAAGGACATGATGGAATATATAAAGCGCCTATGATCAAAGGTAAGAAGGATGAAGAGTTCCTTGAATACAATGACATCAATGAACTCACTACTAACGTCCTAGGACTATCCTCAGTGGCTGCAATCATGAAGGATCAACGTAAGCTATCAACCTTTATAGGTGAGATGGAACGAGCGTGGTTCAAACGTAGCTTTGTGTATTTTAATGATGCATTTAGACCAGAGTATATACCTGACTCAGAGATAGCCAAACCAGAACCATCACAAGAGCTAACATACTTATTAGATATGGGACGTGAAGCTGTAAGTGAATGCCCAATAGATATAACTATAGATGATGAGGCAAAAGCACTATTCAACAAAAAAAGAGAGGAGTATATAAATGAAACAAGTGGATCAAGATTTGCAGGATTACTCGACATATACAAAACTCTCAAACTCTCAGCGATTATTGCTTGTGCTAACAGCCGTGCAACTATCAATATTGAAGATTGGAAAAAAGCAGTTGCATTCGACGAACAGTCGTTCAAACACTCTGAAAACTTTTGCTCTCTTGAGCATCCACACATTAGAGTCTTTTCTGAAATCAGCAAAGGGTCACAGAATGAACACGAGCTTGTTGAGAGTGGCATCATGCCAGGCGCAAAAAATAAGAGAGCAGACATTCTCGAATTAGTCAATCAGCTCGCTTTCAAAAAGAATAAGCGATTTGTCATTTCAGGTGATAAGATTCGGAAATTTTCCGTAGTAGAACTGGAAATCAATAAGCTAGATAAGATGATTATTGCAACATCTGCAAAAATATCTGCAAAACCTGAGATGGAAATTAACTTCAAATCTCAAGAGGTACCATTCTTTGGGTCTGGTATGTCTATAGAATCATTGGTAAATTCAAAAGTACAATCATTCTGCTTGAACCACTTTGAAGGGACAGATAAAGCACCAGATGGTCACAGGAAAAAGGAGTTTGTAATTCCTGGGCAAAACATGATATCCTGGGACCTTGATGAGGGACTATCGCTAGAAGATGCAATGGAAACAATTAAGAATTATACCTACATAATCTATACAACGAAGAGCCACCAGAAGGACAAAAATGGTATAATATGTGATAGATTCCGTATATTAATGCCGACACTAACTACGTATTATGTGAATCCAGAAGAACACAAAAAGCTGTATGAAAATTTGAGTGTATTACTGGATATACCATCTTATGATATACAAACCAGGAATCAAGGTAGGCTTTGGTATACAAATGAAACAGCTACAGTATATAAGAATGAAGCACAATTACTTGATGTAAGAGTAGCTATTCCTGAGACTGAAACAGCAGAACACATAATGCCTAACATTGCTACGCTAGAAGAAAATCTTGATGATGACGAGATGTCAAGAAGACTATTCGGAATGCAGAAATATGTATTAATGAATGGGATTGCTGGTTCGAGGAACGATATGATTTTTCGTCTCTCGAAGTTTGTGAAAGACATAGGAGCAGATCCTTCAGTAGTATACGAAACAAATGCAATGCTTACTCAGCCACTACCTGAGACAGAGGTAAGAACAATCATAAGGAGTTCATAATGAAACCCAAATCAAAATGGAAGTGTGGTCATCTACCAGGTGAGACACTGACAGCAGTTAAGAAGTACAACGATAAACAATTCGTTGTTCAATCAGACAAGACAGATATAAGCTATATGTGCCAGAAGGATGAGTTCACGGAACCACACCTATCATTGGCACATGTAAGTAAACTAAATAGTCAACTAACAGAAATAAAAGGAGAGTAGTGATGGTTCTAATAGAAGTAGAAGATTACATATCTAGCTATGAGTTAGTTCCTGTAGGAGCTGATGAATTAGAAAAGA